AAATGACGGCAATGAGAATAACAGCGACAATAGCACCAATAATATTATTGCTCGTTTCATTCACAGGCTACTCCGGTTGCAACAACTTCGGTTTCAACTATAGCAGCCGCAGCCGTGGGGTATGAACGAACATTCAACCACTTATCAACAACTCGCATGGTTGAACTTGAGGCGGCAGAGAGGATAGCAAACAGTTCATAATTGAACTTTTCTGGGTTGTTTACAGCAGTCCAGATCGAGATGAAAACGAACAGACCATAACCGATGTATGACATCAGTTTTGTGCTGCTTACAACACCATCGTTACCAAGAAACATTCCAAAAATAGATTTGAAAAAAGCCCTCATAATTTACTCCTCGAAATTCCAGTTTCGTAACTTCATTATGTTAATCAGATTGCTCAGGTTGTGACCCGGACAAAGTGTTAATTCATAATCCCTGTGATTTTTTATACACTTTGGTATATCAAGGTGTTTATATCGTTCTTTGATATATCTTAACAAAAGGATAAATGATTTCAATGATCTTTTATCCACTTGTTCTACATTATAGTTCCCATAGAACATAATTGCAATCGTTGTATTATCATAACTCTTACAATGACAACCAGCGGTTCCTAGAGGACGACCCTCATAAACAGTTCCATCTTCACAAATGATGAAATGATATTTTATATCATTTAAACCAAGTTTCTTGATGTGTTTGTTCTGTAAATAAAGGATTGAATCTGGCCCCTTATAGTATTTGGAAGTGATAGTTCTTGGCCTACCAACTTCCATACCATAATGATGAATAATAATACGTTCTGGGAAGATGTTTATATAAGGAAACTTTGGAGTAACAGCATCCCATTCTTCACGTTTTATTATTCGCAATTCCGAGGAAGTCATTTGTTGAAAAACTTTCTATAAAAATCTATTGACCTTTGTAATGATGTTGTTTCCTTTGAAAACTTATCATTTTCAAAGATTTCAACATATTTTTCGTGAGTGTAATCCGTTAAAGGAATAACAGGTATATCAAGTTCTTCACCTGCAATTGCCCTTGTATCGACTCGTACAAGAACAACTTTACCACCAATTCCATGAATAGGTAAACCAAAGTGAAGTCTTGTTGTAACACAATATTCAACATGTTTGTAGTAATCAATTATGTCCAGCGCATTGTCATCATGAACAATGTGATTACCAAACCATTCTTTAAGAAGTTCAAGATCGTCTTTCTTAACTTGTGCAAAATACAAACAAGGCTTTCCAGTTTTTATCTCAAGGAAATCCTTTGTTTTCTTAAACTCAGCAACCAGTTTATCTCGATCTTCCCTGTCCTTGAAGTAATCAGCCGTCAAGCAGATCGCGTTGATTGTATTGTCAGTCTTTTCAACACCACGGAACTTGCAAGCAAATGTACCAGAACAAGGAAGCAATGTTGATTCAATGTTATGACTATCAAGATAAGCTTGTGCCATTTTGTCACGGGTTGTTATAAGTTTTACATTTGTTAATGACTTCATTAACACTTCTTTGGTGAATTCTGAGGTATTCAAGTGTTCGGCGAATTGTTCAGGTGTCCAAAATTCTGATGGATAGCCACCGCCACCAGCTAAACGCAAAATTGGAATATTGAGTTGATTTAGATCATCCCAGATTTCGTCATCAAAATAATACTTCCAATCATCAAGATTGTTGTATTGAGGCATACCGCCATAAATGATGTAGTCGCAGGTTTTCATCAGTTCAAGGGCTTCTGGTTTTAACTTAATGAAACGACTGATTAGATGCCATTCAATCGGTTCAGGAACGGCGTTGTTCAGAAGATATTGGAGGCCGAAACGAATAAACACATCACCAATATTTATGTGTCCTGTGTAATCTTCCATTAGATTGGTTAGCAGGGTAATTTTCATTAATTTAACTCCAATATCAAAATTGTGTTTTTAATTCACCAGTTACAAACAAGTGAGCCTCAGATTGTCTACGTCGTACAAGACCAGCAAGAACCTTCCCGCCGCCTTTATTCCATCTAAGGAATTGTGCAGGAACTTCATCATATTTCCCTTGATTCAAGAGCTTTAACAGTGTAGATGTTGACAATGCACCAGCACCAACATTGAATGTGAATGATACAAGTGCATCAAATTGGTTCTGGGTTAATGGTACTTTAACATATTTTGTAACTGCATTTTCAAATCGTTCCATGTCTTGTTTCAAAAGTTCATCAATTTGTGCATCTGTGATTCTCATACCCCGTGGGGTAGGATTACCAAAAGTCGGCCCTGTATGCCCGTAACCAATAGTCCATACGTTAGCAGGGCATAGATAGCCCTTATTATGCTTTCCTTCAAATGATTTGATAAGCTGTAAGCCAACATCACTGATATGTGGAGGAATCTGTAGACCATTAGATGTAACAGGTTTAACCTCATCTGTGTAACCGCATTTTGGACACTTCATCACAAATCTCCCTTGTTATACACTGTGTAACACTGACCACATTTCAGAACACCACCACCAAGATCAAATAATTCAACGTGTTCACATGCTAAGTTACCACAATAACACACGCCGTCTATCTTTAACAACCTTGGGGTTTTTCTTTTTTCTATGATTGGTGGTTGTATATCACGCAGATTATCATTTTTATAGTCATTGTACACTATTTCTGTCAAATTCTTTTGTCGATTCCGAATTTCTTTTGGTCGTTTAGCCATCTAGGACACAACCTTTCTATCAAGGTAACTTTGGCTCAACCCCGTAAAAATATGCGATAAGTGACGCAATAATAACGATGATTGCTTTTATAATTGTTGGATTGAACTGTAAAACATAATTTGAATTGGCTTTTTTTAATGCAGCATTTTCTGCTTCAATTGTGTTGTTTTTGGCTTCGATCCTGTTGTTATTGGCCTCAATCCTCTCATTGTTTGCTTCTAGTATTTTATGCGCCAAGCAATTGTTTTGAATAGAACCAATGCTTTTACCAAGTTCTTCAAGTTTGTTACCCAACTTATCAAAATTGGCACTGTTGGATTCTTTGATACTCTCGATTTTTTCATTAAGATTGTTAAGCATAATTTTTTGTTCTGACTGGCGTTCGATGAGTTTTACAAACTCGCCATCGAATCTGAAGTGTTCTCGATCTTCTATACTGCTTCTTGGTGGTGTCATAGGTCTGCACCCTTTCTATGATAATCTATTTCAACTGCTTGTACATAACAAAGTCCCACACCTTTTATTATACAGCAAAGGTATGGATATGAAAAGTAAAAAGATTACAAGACCAGCCGAACTTTTGGTCTGCTGGTGTGCCGTTGCTTGCTACATGCCGTATTACACAAAAGAACTTCTGGTAATACTATTTTACACCATAAAACCAAATATCCAAACGGTTATCTGACTCGACCACCAGTGTAACTTTAAATCCAATGGATTTAAGCTCATCCAACATCTGATTCTTTGTCCAACCAAATTTATGAGCATGATATTCCGGTCTTTGTATTCTGGCTTCGTCCATTACCTTGTTGCCACTTTTCTTATCTTGACCACCGTAGATTGACAATAGTTTTGCCTCTGGTGATAAATGACATTGTTGTGATAATAGATAATCTATATTAGGAATTCTTATATCCACTTTGCTACCAGTAATAAGAATTTTATATATCTGTTTCAATATATCCAGAGCGTCAAAATGATAATGATGTTCTAAGAAGTCTTTGCACAGAACATATTCAACAGTTTCATTTTTGAATTCTGTGCATAAACTATCTTCTGGGAAGCATAAATATTTATCAGCTTTGATCTTTATGTTTCCATCTATGTTGACAAAACCTTCTCTGTAGTCTGAACCACAACCCAAATTTATTTTCATTTTGAAAACCTTTCTCTTTCTACCAAATCACAGACTAGATGTATTATTAAGCCATGTACTTCTTGTATTCTTGCTGTAACATCAGAATCTACATTGATAACATTTGTAGATTCTGGTATTACGGCTGTCTTTGTACCACACATTAAAATGCTTCTAGCACCATAGACATCGGCAACATTCAAACAATGTATTATGTTTGGGGATTTACCACTTGTTGAAATACCGATGAATAAATCTTCTTCCTTGATCAATGCCGAGAGCTGTCTGGCAAACGCTTTTTCATAAGAATAGTCGTTGCTAATGGCGGTTAATGCACCTACATGACAGCACAAAGAGATTGCCGGTAATGCTTCTCGTTCCATTTTGAATCGACCAAGCAT